TTGGGTTAGTTATTGCTACGCTTACATTGACTGGTTCTGCACAACAAGTAACAGGACTAGCTACTATAATTACATTGGGCATATGGTTAATAACTTTAAGATGGAGGAAGTAATATGACTATTAAATATAGAGGTGAAACGTTTTCAGGATATAATAAACCTAAACGTACACCTAAAGCTAGTAAATCACATGCAGTATTAGCTAAAGAAGGCGACAAGATTAAGTTAATTAGATTTGGACAACAAGGTGTATCTGGTGCAGGTAAAAAGACTGACGCTAAATCAAAAGCAAGACGTAAATCTTTTAAAGCACGTCATGCAAAGAACATTAAAAAGGGAAAGATGTCAGCTGCTTACTGGGCAGATAAGGTTAAGTGGTAATGGCTAAAACAGTTAAGTGGAAGTGGGGAGACAAATATTATACTGGTACCCTTATTAGAGAAACTAAAACACATAAGTTCGCTAGAACTAAAAATGGCAAAGTTAAGAAGATTAAAAAGTAATGGCATTACCTGGAGCATATGTTGTCAATAGCCCTAAACCTGGACAGTACTGCGATAATTGTATGCATTACTCTAATAATTATTGTCTTAAATTTTACAAAGAAGTAGCACCATATGGATGGTGTGCAGTATGGGAGCCTATGAATAATGAAGTATGAAGTACTAAGAACCAGCAGTGGCAAAGACTCTACATCGGGATTGTTGTTTGAAGTTAGCCAAAACAAACGAACATTTCTAGCATACACACTAGAAGATGAACAAAGAGATGTTAAAGTCTGGGGTGAAACTCGTATCCCTGCTGGTACGTACAAGTTAGAATTAAGAACTGAAGGTGGATTTCATAATAGATATCTTAATAAATACGGTAATACTTTTCACAAAGGTATGATACATGTAAAAGATGTACCAGGATTTGAGTACATACTATGGCATACAGGTAACACAGATGAGCATACAGCTGGTTGTTTAATACTAGGTAACACACAAACTAACAATCGTATAGCTAAAGATGGGTTTATTGGTAATAGTGTTGACGCATACAAGTTTGTATATCCGCGTGTAGTGTCAGCAATAGAAGCAGGTATAGATGTTGAAGTAGAATATATAGATTATGATGGAGATGTCAAAAAAATATCTAATAAATCTACTGATGATGTCATACTAGCAGGCTCAGTAATGGATAAATTATCAGAGATAAGTGGCGAAATTCAAATTTTGTCTGCTAAACTAGATGGCAAAAGGATAGAGTAATGGCAAGACCAACACAACCGTTTAAATCAGGTAGCAGTAAGCTAGGAGCTTTTGATGCAAGCGATTACACAGAAGGTGGAGAATACTCACCATCTAATGACCCATTAAACCCTAAAGTTAAAGATGATTTTATAGGTGGAGATATGCATACTCAAGAAATTTTATATGCAGATGATGTTAAAAAAGGTGGCTCTACTGCAGGTGGTCCATTGTCAAACCCAACACCTTACGGTGATGTAGGTAGTGGAGATGCTGTACCATTCGAAGGTCAACAAAGACAAATGCTATCTGCTGATATTGATATAGAAAAAGCTATAGAAGATGCATTAGATTTTGAAATAGATGCTTTAGAAAAAGCACAAGGTATTGACCCTGTAGCAGAAATGAAAGCTACTAATAGAATAAAAGAATTACAAAATGAGCTAACTAAAGCTTATGAATCTACTAAAGCAAAAAAATCTACTATGGGTGAGACCTATGAAACTAGAGCTTTACGTAAAAGAGTTCAAGAAGCTTCACCTAAAATTAGTCCTGCTGAATTAGAACTTACAATAGAAGACACTAAACCATTACCTACCACAAGTAAAGGTAAAGGTCCTGGTATTAGAAATGCACAATCAATTATAGATACAGGTATAGAACGTAGAATAATCTCACAAAAACTAATAGGTGGTACTAAAAAGAATCCTAATGTCGAATATTCACAAGCTCGTAGTTCATTAGGACAAGGTAATATAGAAAATGAATTACGTAAATCTGCAAAGATTGAACAGTACGGTGCTCCTATAAAAGAAAGTGGTCCTAATCAAAATGTAATTCAAAGAAATGTTCCTTATGATTATAATATAATGAAAGAAATGAATCCAAAATCTTCAGACAAAGCAGGTATTTTAGGTGAAACATTAGAATCTAGTGTACAAGAAGATATAGATGCAGAAAGAACTGGTCGAACTTCGTCCTTAGTAAATAAAAAAACTGGTAAACCTTTACTACCTAAACAACCACCATATAGTGGTCCTCAAATAGAAACAGGTGAAGGTGACTTTAATTACCAAACATCTATTGAAGGTAAAAAAGCTGCAAAAGCTAGAGAATTTATGAATGACTTTGATGATTCAATAATAGATGATAACCCAGGTATAGAAATGATTGACTCTGATAGTAATACTACTCCAGGTGGTAGAAAAATTAAAGGTAACTTTAGTAAAGGTAGTACAGTATCAGGTAATGTAGTTAACAAAACTACACCTGATAATCCTAGACAAGTATCTAGTGGTAGAAAACCTAACATAGTTAATGAATATAATAAAGCTAGACAACAAGGACTTGATTCAGCTAGAGCTTTAAAGAATGCACAGCGTGAAGCTAAACTTAATAAACTTAAAGGTAAAGGTAAGGGTAAAGGTAAGCTAGCTACTACGTTATTAGTAAGTGGATTGTCTGCATACATCGCAGGTCAATCAGATAAGCTAGATAAATAATGTTTGCACAAAGCAAAAGAAAAAGAAAATCCGATGGGACGTTTCAAAAAAACGTGTGGTGGACTCCTTGGAATGACGCTTGGAGTTATAAAATGAGTAATCAATTAAAAGATATGATTGAAAGAACTGTATGGACCTTTATTGAAGCGTTCATAGGTGCGTTAACAGTTGCTCCTCTAGTTGGTGTAGATGCTGAAGTACTTCAGTTAGCTGCATTAGCTGGTGGTGGTGCTGCACTTGCAGTTATTAAAACATATGCTAAGAAACAAATAACAGTTAGTAAATAATATGCCTAGAAATATTAAACGTATAGAAGGTGCAGGTATGGGTGGATATCGCGGTGATATTTTATCAGCTAAACAAGCAGAACAAGTTGCTCGTGGTATGAGTGGTGGTCGTATAGGAGCTGGAGCAATTACTTTTGAAGGTTGGAAAGACCATTTAGATGAACCATTACCTAAAGGTGATTACGGAATATCAACAGGTACTATTAAACCAGCTGATATAAAAACTTGGGAAGATAGAAACACTGATAACATTGGTAGCAAATTAAACGGTCCTAAGAAAATAAAAGGTAATCTTAAAAAAAGAGATAATAGAAGTTATATTGAAAAAAGAGCTAGAAAAAAATCTAATGGATAAAAGTTATGGTGTTGGTGCAGGACACAGAGGTCTTGGACGTAATGAACTAAACAAACGTATGAAACAACATACTGCTCTTAGAAATAAAGCTATTAAAAAAGGCAGTAATGCATATGATGATTATAAAGAAATGGATAAACTTATAGGTTCATTTGGTAGTGAAGCAGGATTTCCTACTAAAGATGCTAAAGAATATAAACAACGTAAAATTAAAACAGGTAACGCTCAATTTAAATTAGCTAGGAAATATAACACTGGATTAAAGAAACTTTACTTTGACAAGTGACGTCCGTAGTTTAGTCCACATACTTTCTTTTTAAAAAACCCTGTAATAAATCTCTATAAGCAACTGAGGAACCCTTCTGTTGTCGTCCATCATATACATCGTGATGCCATTTACATAACATAGCTACATTATCCATACTAAATTTACGTTTCTTGTTACCGCCCATTCCTATACCATGTATATGTGCTAGCTCTAACCATTTGTTATCGTTACAATTAGCCCACTCACAGCGTCCTCCAGCCCTTTCTAGAGCAGCTTCTCGCATTTGTGACAAGTTATCCATTGATATCATACATAGTATATTTAAGTGTGATTTCTTCGTTAGCTTTAATAGGACGTAAAGGAAATAAATGATTGACATAAGTACCCTGCATACGTCTTACTTCGCAGTTAGGATTGTCGCTATGGTTTATAAATCCTCCTAAAGGTGTACGTATTACTTGTCCTTTATCGTCCATAAATACGTGTGTTACACCTATACTTGTCTCTAAGTCACGTATAGCCCTGATTGTAAACAGACCTAAACCTTCTATCTTGCTAGGTTTTATAGTTAAATACTTAGGTAAAGGTCTGTATGTAGGTGAACTATCCATATACTGTAAGGTATTTACCTGAAGGCATATCCCAGGTCTTCATTATGTCGTTCCATCTTACTTTATCTGGTGCTGATGAACCTTCGTATACACAGTTAGATACATGCATAAACAATTGCGTACTACATTTACCATTTACTTTACCTATACTTGATTCAGACATACCGAATAGTTTATCTATATAACGTAATGTATTTTGTGTAACTTCACCTACATCTTTAGCTGTCTTTGGTCTCATAGCATGCTTTATGTCTGGTGAATGTTCACCGTTAGCTACGGTTACACGTCTAGGACATAGCTTTGAGTTGCGTATAGTTTCTATATCGTGTGTTAACTTAACTTTTAAATCAAGTGTTTCTTTATCTATTGTATATGATGCCCATATAGGTACATCTTTATCTGTTACACCTAGTAATCTTTTACCACCAAAGGTGTTGATTGTTTTAGCTAAATCTTTTTTACTTTGTTCCCAAGCTCTAAACTTTTCTTTAGAACTTATGTCTGTTGTTGCATCTCTAGCTTCTTTAGATGCAAATGCTTTGAATGCATTTCCCATAGTTATTCCTCCTCTAATCCTTCAAGATGAAAGTTGTAATCTTTTACAAATTTTTCCATCAAGTATCTTAATGTTATTGTGTCTGGTGCTACGTTAAACGTATCACTACCACATGCTTTACTGAATTGCTGCGCCCATACTTTCATATATCTAGGATGATTAAATATATTTAAGTTTTCTATATTTATTTTATTAGACTTCGCCATTCTCAACTTCTCTTTCTAATCTATCTATACAATCAGAACAATACTTAACTAATTCAAATGTAGTTACGTATGCTTTGTTACAGATTGTACATGTAAGATTTAACATATCTTTTATGTCGTCTTTCATTTCGTTTATTAATTTACTGTACTGTTTATATATCATAGTTACCTTTCCAACAATGTTTGCTTGAGTTCGAGTGATGCCATCCGTCATTGTAGAT